AAATTAAGGTTGCGAAGCCGAAGATCATCACGCCGGGCAAAGCCGCATACGCGCAGGCCATGCGAGAGACTGGCGATAAAGCGGAAGCAGCCGCAGCGGCGCGCGCGGCGAACCGGTCGGCGGGCGGGACGGGACGATCAGCCGTCACGCACGTCGGCCCAACGAAGCGTGCAGGGCAGGGCATGTTGCAGGAATTCGGGACGGCTCACCACAAGGCCCAACCTTTTATGCGGCCGACTTGGGATAGCCAGGATCAAGCGCTGGTCGGAATTATCCGCGACACACTCGCCGAAGAAATCGACAAGGCCACGAAGCGCGCAGAGCGCAAGGCCGCACGGCTCGCCGCCAAGATCGCGGCTGGAAAGTAACCCCCAATCCCGCCGGGGCGTGGCGCGGGGCATCCCATTATCACATCAGGAGAGACCCGATGACCCAGGCCTCAATCGGCTACGGCACGCTTTTCAAGATCCGCACCAGCACCGGGCCGGATGTTTACACCACGATCGGAGAGCAGGCGAGCGTTACGCCGTTTGCCATCGCGGTCGATAGCGTCGATGCCTCACACGAGGAGAGCCCGTCGGCCTGGCGCGAGTTCATCCCGGGCCTGAAGGATGGCGGAGAGGTCTCGCTCGAGATCCATTACGTCCCCGGCGGCACTGCCGAGGCGACGTTGCTCGCCGCGCTCCGGACCACGCAGGTTTGCCGTGTCGTGTTCCCGTCTGGCGCGCAGGCGAACTTCAGCGCGTTCATCACCGAAATGTCGGCGGAAACCCCGATCGACGACAAGATGGTGATGAGCGTGACGCTCAAGGTTACCGGCGCTATCACCATGTCGGCCGCGGTTGCGCCGACGAATTCGATCCTTCCGGCCATCTCCGGCGCGCTGACGGAAGGCGCGACCCTGACGGCCTACGAAGGCGTCTGGGCTGGCGAGCCCACGTCGTTCACCTACCAGTGGAAGAACGCCGGGTCGCCGATCGGCGGAGCGACGGCCAAGACCTACGTCATCCTCGCTGGAGACAGCGGCGATGCGATCACCGTCACCGTCACCGGCGTCAACTCGGCTGGTAGCGCATCCGCGACGAGCTCGCCAGTAACCGCAGCGTAACGGGTGATTGATGGCAAACCCGAACAAGGGCGAAGTTGAACTTAAGGCGGGGGACAAGGTTTATGTCCTCCGCTACTCGATCGACGCGATTTGCGCGATCGAGGAGAAACTCGGCAAGAACTTCCTGCGTGTCGTCGCCGAGATGCAGAACCCGGCCACGATGACCGTGACCATGATGCGCGAGGTCCTGCACGCGGGCCTTGCGGAGCATCATCCCGAAGTTACGCTCAAGGAAGCCGGAGAACTTCTCGTGGCCGCCGGCGGCGTTGTGGGCGCCATGAAGAAGGTCAACGCCGCGTTTGGTGCGGCTTTCCCGGAAGCGGAGGCGAGCGGCACGCCGCGCCCCCGGAATCGGGCGGCCCGCCGAAAGGCTGGGACTGGCCCGGACTCCTGAAGCGGTGGCTCTCGCTGCGCCTCGGCAGTGAGGAAGATTACTGGCGCAAGACGCCGCGCCAATTATCCGTTCACTTCGATGCCTTCAGCGATCGAAGCGTGCGGGAACACAACGAGCGCATGTCGCTCGCTTGGCACATCGCAGCTCTCCCCCGATACAAAAAATTTCCGAAAATGAAAGACATGATCGTCCGCGACCCGTCGGCACCACGCCGAGCGCCGCAAACATCAGAGCAGCAGTGGGCGATTTTCGGCGCGATGGCTGAAGCTTCGAAGGTTCTGAGGAAGAATTAATGCCTTCAGTCGGAATGAAGTGTTGTTCGCGGTGCGGGGTAAGTAAGCCCTCTGACGCGACAAATTTCGACACCTACACTTCACGAGGAAATAAGCTACAGCGATTGTTCTGTCGCGAGTGCTTCAATGCACGAACGCGCGCCTATCGAAAAGCAAACCCCGATAAGGCCAAAGAGTGGGATCGGCGGAACGCAACCAAAAACAAAGCGCCGGGCAGCGAATACCAAAAGCGCCGCTATAGACTGAAGGATAAACAGAAGGCGCTAGAGGACAATAAATCTTGGCGCGATAGAAACCCGCAGAAGGTCCGCGAAATATGGGAGCGGACCTACGCCAAACATAAGCAGAAGCACTTCGCGCGAGCGAACAGATGGACTAGCGAAAAACGCAAATCCGACGAGGCATTTCGCGTTCGTCTTAATGAGAAAAATCGAGCGTGGCGATTAGCAAATAAAGAGAACCTACGCAGGTTCTACACAGAGCGATCTGCAGTGCGCCGCAAAACGGACGTTAGATACAGAATAATGAATTCTGTCCGTCGCCGAGTTCTGAAGGCACTGAAGGGGCAAGTAAAGAGTGCCAGCATCTCCGCCTTGGTCGGAGCGCCATTGGATGTCGTCCGGCTTCACATTGAGGCTCAGTTCAAGCCGGGGATGACTTGGGAGAACTGGGGTCGAGGCTGGAACGGTGATCGTCAATGGCATCTTGACCATCGCAAACCGCTTGCTGCGTTCGATCTTACCAACCCTGATCAGATGGCCCTGGCTTGTAATTTCAAAAACCTTCAGCCCCTTTGGGCGGATGAGAATTTGTCAAAGGGATGTAACCTATGAGCGCCGGCGGAAGTGTGATTGGCGCCCTTCGCGTGGTGCTAGGCGCAGACACCGCGGATTTCGACAAGGGGCTGAAAAGCTCGCAGTCGGGTCTGGCGTCGTTCGGCAAGCAGGTTGCAGCCATTGCAGGCGGAATCAGCCTTGAGAAGGGCTTGGACCGCGCGATTACCGCGCTGTTCGGCGCGGTGCGTTCCGGCATCGACGAAGCCGACAAGCTGAACAAGCTTTCTCAGTCCATCGGCATTCCGGTCGATGAATTGTCGAAGCTGAAATATGCCGGCGACCTGGCTGACGTGAGCTTGGAGTCGCTCGGCAAATCGACGGTCAAACTGTCCAAGGCAATGACGGAAGTTGCCGGCGGCGGTACGGGTCCAGCAAAGCAGGCGTTCGACGCGCTCGGTATTTCGGTCAAGAACGCCGACGGCACAGTGAAATCGGCCAACGATGTGTTGGGCGAGGCCGCAGATAAGTTCGCGGGCTACAAGGACGGCGCGGCGAAGACCGCGCTTGCTGTGGCGCTGTTCGGCAAGGCCGGCGCCGACATGATCCCGCTCCTGAATATGGGGCGCGACGGCCTGAAAGAGGCTGGCGACGAAGCCGAGAAATTTGGGATCGTCCTCGACAAGAACACGACGCAGGCAGCGGAGAATTTCAACGACAATCTGACCCGGCTCAACAAAACGAAGGATGGCCTTGTCGTCCAGATCACCGCGCGCCTTTTGCCTGCCATGGAGGATTTCTCCAACAAGATGGTGCAGGCGGCCAAGGACGGTGAGTTGCTGGACAAGGTAGCCAGCGGCATCGAATACATCTTGCGCGGGACCGCTTCTATCGTTCTTCAGGTTTCGGTCGCGTTCCAGCGGCTGTTTGCCGAGATCGGAGCTTTCGTCACGGCCTATCAGGGCGCGGACGGAGTGTTCGGAGGCATAAAGGCCGGCTGGGCCGCGATGAATGCGGAGGGTGACAAGACCCAGCAAATCATGGCCGGGCTGAAGACGTCCGTCGCGAACATTTGGGCAGGGGCTCCCGACTTTTCGTGGGATGCCCAGGCAAGCGGCGTCGCCCGCATGAACAAAGAAGTCAATCTTCTTGGCGCCGAATGGGGCAAGGTCGCCGCGCCGGTTATCGCTGCCGATACCGCCAGCAAGAACGCCCTTCAATCTTTCCTCGACAGCCAGGCCAAGCGCACTGCGGCGCAAAACGCAGAAGCAGCCACTATCGGCCTTGCCGCAGGCGCACTCGAAAAGATGCGCGTCATCAAGCAGGCCGATGAAATCCTCGATCAAAATAAGATCGCGCGGACGCCCGCCGTTGTTGCGAGTATCACGGCGGCGGGAGACGCGGCCGCAGCCGCTGCCTTGAAAATTCAGGCCGCGAACATTTCGCAGATGGTGATGACTCCCGCGGAGAAGTACGCGCAGGACTTGGCGCAGCTGCAGGTCGTTTACGAATCCACCAATATGACGATGGAAACGTTTGCGGCCCGTCAGCAGCAGATCGCCGAAGCGGCTGGAGCGACGTGGGGGCAAGCCAGCGCATCGATCGCGGGCAGTTTCGCGCAAATCTCCGGGGCTTTCGGCAAGGAATCCTCAGCCATGGCGACGGCCGCCAAGGTCTTCGGCGTCATCCAGGGTACAATTTCGATGTTCACAGGCGCTGCGAAGGCGCTGGAATTGCCGTTCCCGGCAAACATTGCTGCCGTTGCCGCCGTGCTCGCCAAGGGCGCAAGCCTCGTTGCGTCGATCAAGAGCCAGTCGATCCCGACCGGTTACATGACTGGCGGTTCGTTCACGGTTGGCGGCTCCGGCGGTCCGGACAGCACGCCTGTTTCGTTCATGGCGTCGCCTG